CTTCTCTCCTATGCTGCTATATCAGTCCAAGTTGGCGTCTGCGTCGTACTAACATCAGACCAACTTGGAGTTTGTGTTGTACTGACGGCGGACCAACTTGGGGTCTGGGACTCATCGATAAGGCTCCAAACATTGGTTTCTCCAATTCCTCCCGTCCCTGAAACGCCTGTAAGAGTGACAGAGACACTGATCTGAACAGTGACGGTGCCAACCGCTCCAGTTGCCGAGACGCCCGTGAGAGTAAGCGTACTTGTGCCCGTTGGAACAACCGTACCAAGCGAACCAGTGGCCGAGACGCCTGTTGGAACAACATTTGATGTCCCTGTAACCGTGACAGTGCCAAGTGAGCCGGTAGCGGAAACACCTGTAAGGGTGACTCCAGCACCCGCCGCTGGAACAACAACGCCAAGTGCCCCCGTCCCCGCAACGCCCGTAAGGGTGAGGGTGCTTGTGCCTGTAACTGTAACAGTGCCGACAGCGCCTGTACCCGCGACACCTGTGAGATCAACGGAAAGGTATGTGTTCCAAGCACCTTCATTCCAGGTTCCTCGACCCCAACCAGAGATTTGAACCAATGCATTACCCTTTACGCGATCCTAATAATCGCTGTACTCGCGGCAGCGGCGGGAAAGGCGACAGCAAACGTACCTGCCGTGCTTGTCTTGTCGCCACCAAAATCCAAGGCGCAAACGGCCTTGTTCGAATCGCTACTATTATAGATCAAAGCGCCCCTTGCCGTGATGGTCGCCGTCGTGAAACTGATATCAGCAAAGTCCGTATACCCCGTAGTCCCACTACTGGCTGGATCAATCCTTGTCAAACTGCCCCCACCCGTAGTGTAACTTCCACTAGAAGCCACTTCGCCAAGAGTGGTGAAAGCTGTGGTTGACGCTCCCAAGGTAGCTGTCGTGGAGGATTTGCCGCCGCTACTAATGGCATACAGGGCCAACTTGAACGTATCCCCGCCAGAGAGTAAGAAGTTATGGACCGCCTCAAGAAGCTCCTTCTTGAAGGAAGTACACATCGCCGTTGTGATCGCCATATCAAAGGCTCCTTAGATTACTCGCTAGTTCAGGATAACCAGCATCTCGTAGCTTGGCGCAAATAGTTGCCCGATCCTGATCCACGGCAACCTTCAAGTACCCAAGTATAACCTCCTCCAAGACAAGTTTGAAGTCCAGCACTTGGTCCCGAAGAGGCGCAGGGGTGTCTTTCGCCATATACAATATCTTATCAATGGCTATCTTGGCTATTTCCTCTACGGATAACCCCCTATTGTTCGTGGAAATAACACCGACATTCCCCACAGACAGCGTGGCATTCACATCAAACATTTCCCACCTTTTGCAAAGGAACGACCGTATCATGCCGTCCATACAGGAAAAGCTTGTCAGAATCCTCATCCAAAGGCTCGGGAGGAGTGGATTCTGACTGTCTCGTTATAGTCAAGTTTCCCTCCGAAATGGACATCACCAGAGGATCGTCTAACCGATGATACCCGTAAAGTTTCTCCGCTTCGGGGACATTTGTGTCCAAAAGGGTGGAATCATGGGCAACTTCCACCTTCATACCCCGTGCAATGGCTGCGGAAAGCCAAAACTCGGCACAAGCCCTTCCCGCCTCTGCCATGACAAGGTTGGATTTATAGGAATAATCAATCCCATAAAGGTATAATTTGGCAACTCTCTGGTACACAGCAAAGGCTATGGCATATGGGACGGTGTTGTTGAAATAGCAAAGGCCCGTGTCCTTGACCACCTCTTTCAGGGGATAGAGAGCAGCACCTGGAACCCTTTTGTCCAAGGTGCAGGTATAGATTGGTCCTGGATGTTCGCCCAAGGATTTCCTCATCGCATCTGTCTGGGCACCCGCATTCTCGGTATCCAGAAACCGTGCTGCCGGATCCATCATAAAGACGCGGTCATGTTTGATCGGGACCATCATGGAATTGATAGCCCAAACCTCATCATAGACCTTGCCGTTAGCAGCGGAGGAAGTGAAGGTTCCCTGTGTCCCGCCGAGTCCTACAATGGCGATCTCTGCGCCGTTCAGATCCTTATCTATCACTGAACACCTCTTCTGACGGTATCGTACCTGTACTGATCCTGAGTCTGCTCACCTTCCCCTAAATTCTTCAGCCATTGGATAGATTCCTGGAACCTGCTGTTATAAAGCGTCAACAGATCCTGCTCACCTTTCATAAAGGTATAAGCCTCCATCAAGCTGCCATACAAGAGAGCCAACTCAGCATTCGTACCAAGCCAACTGGTTCCATCATCTGATGCAGTGATGGACTGGGGGCGATAGAAATAGTGCAATTCGGCTGCATAACTGCCGTCTGGTGTAGGAGCCACGATGAAACTATTTTCGTCCCAATCGCCATAATATCTAGGCACCCCCGTCGTAGTAGGATCAGGCGTATAATCCTGGAGGAAGGTCGGATGTTTATATTCAAGAAACTCGTTATTGGAACTGTTCACAACACTCAGGGAGAAAGGGGCCAAGAAATCTGTCGGCTTCGTCAGGAACTTCACCGATTGCGTAACCGTACCCGTCACATTCTTCCTGAAGTCATCTAACTGACACTCCTTCAGGATGCGTTCTTCCGCATTCAGGATGAATCTGGTTAGCTGACTTACAAAGGTGCTCTCCGTATTGTCTGTATAATCCTGTATGGCGGTCTTTAAGGTAGTGAAGGTAAAAGCCATATCATGCACTCACGGTTACAGGACCGGCAGAGACGCTTCCACCGCCGCCCCGGACATTACCTGTCGTTGCCGTTCCACTCCCTGATGTGAACGAGTAACTGTCATCATCCACCTTGGTTATGGAAAAGCCATCACTGTCCTCGATGGCAGCGGATGTGAACCCATCAAACGCTTCAGAGGAACGAAAACGGACGGTATCTCCCGTGCTTCTTCCATGACCGGGTTCCGTCACAGTTATGACGGCAGATCCGCTATCTCCAGAAAGGAAAGGATTGAAAGGAAGAAGAACTGTAACAGCCGGTTCCGCTCTATCCGGACGCGGATCTTTCAAGGCTTGAGGATCGGCGGGCGTCTTGACGACAAACAATTGAGGCTGTTTAGATTCCCATTCATCCTTGCCAACAAGCATACCGGTCCATTCTTTACGCATATTTCTGAGTTTATAGGCCGCACCGGACCTGTCCGAAATCCCAAGGGCATACTTATTTGAGGCATATTTAGCCATTACGAAATCGCACTTAAAGAGTTGTAGGTCGGAACCAGAACAAGATTGGCCTTGTCCCTGTCTTCCTCTGCCGCCCGTAGGAATTCCTCTTCATACAAGACTTTCAAAATCTGGATTCTATCGGGGGCCTTCTTCAAGGCAATGTAGTAGGCTAGCCCTGCTGCAAGACATGGATAGAACCTGAAAGGCACCTCGACAGTGTTTACCGACGTATCTGCATCATCAATCCGGACCAAACGGTCATAGATGAACTGGTCGGTGCTATTCTCGGGTGTCGGCCAAACTTTGACAACCGGCGTAATCAATCTATCGACGTAAAACTGAGTAGGACGCCCTTTGGTGGATTTTGTGGCAATATTCAGATAGTCGTCCCGGCTAATCCTCGTAATTGAAATATCAGAGCTATCGCGTCGTATGACACCTGAAAGAATATCAATGGTAGATTGAGTATCTTCCAGGGAAGCCGTGGATGTCGTGGTGGTCGTGGCTGAACTGGAGGAACCCGTTATCGTCTCACCAGAGGTAAAAGTTCCGGACGGAACCGTTATCGTCATAGACGTAGAATCAGGTTTCGTTATGAGAGAGGCGGTAGCGGCACTCGTACCGCCCGTGATTGTCTCAGCTATCGTAAAGCTACCACTATCACTTACGGAAAGAGTAATAGTGCCCACCGGATATTCTGAAATGGCTTCGGCAACAGTCTGCGTGGTCTGACTTATCGTCCATCGATTGAGACCTCGGTTGGCCCAATCAGCAAATAACAGATTTAGAGACCTTCTCGCAGTCTTGGCATCATAGCCAGTGCGAAGCTCCAGGCCACAACGCTCAAAGGCTTCCTCGATGTATTCGGCTACATTAAGCTCAAAGTCCTTAGATCCAGAGACTGCCATGGTATTTAAAACCTTTCATCCTAACCCCAAAGAGCGGTTTTCACGGCAACTCCCAAATGACCAAGAACCAACACGCCCACAGTCCACAAAACCTTTTGGATACCATCTATCGACTTTTGAAGATGAGCAATGTCATTACTCTTTATGGTATCCAGCTTCTGTCCCAGAAGCTTGAGTTCCCCACGAATCTCTATGATCTGTAGCTCATTCTTCCGATCCAGATCTTCCATAACCTACTCCATTAGTACTCTTTCAAGCAGTAGAGAACTACGGAATAGGTGTCCCCGCTAGTGTGGCCTACAGTCGTGAACTTTATGTCCCCTGTCTTACCGCCAGAAGCAGCCACATTAGGAAGACCACTAATATCGGAATAGTCCAAGGTGTCGGAGTAGTCCGCTGGAAGCTGTGCAGCAATAACGTTGGTGGAGGCGTTCCAAAGAACCTTGACCCCCATCCCAACATTGGTGAACACAACCTTCTGAAGACGTACTCCTGTGCAAGCATCACCTTCCGGAGAAGTGGAAAGAGCCGACACATCTACCTTGGTAACAGCCGATTCACCTGTACCATCACTGGTGTTGGTACAATAAATAACAGCCGTCCGAGACCCATCGACAACCGACGTGGTAGTTACGGCATCTGCCATGACCTACTCCTTAATCTCTCCCGAAAGCACCATCATCTTGTACTTAGAGGTTCCGGGAGGAGGAAAGTCCTTTTTAGAATCGATCCCATAAGAATATTTAGAATCCTTCTTTGGACTTGTCCTGACCCACGCCTCGTTTTCAGGAGTGTTGGGGTCGTCAGCAATAAACGCACCTTTCTTGGTACGTGCTCTTGTCTTAGCCATGACACCCTACCCTTTACGGTTGGATATTGAACTGGGTCATGCCATTGGTAATGCGCTGGGCAGCAACGTTGATATAGTCACACCAAGCTGCATCTGCAGTTGTCGTCCCCGACATGGCACAAAACCAAGGGGTGAGCGCAGAAGTAGGGATGTTCGCAGTTGTCGTAGTCACAAGAACACGATCAACGTAAAATGCGACCTGTCCCGTTCCTTTAACAACGAAACCAAGTGTACGAACATTAGTAATATTGGAGCTTGATTCTGCGCCATCTGCAAAATCAATCCCAGTATCCGTCTTGGTTTCGGTTCCACCGCTATCGCAATTGGCGTAGATATCGGCAGCGCCTTCTACCAAAAGGAAGCCAATCTGATTGTTAGCAGTGAATGGAACGCCCGTAGCAAATGTGCCGTTTTCGGCAAGACCGACGAACATGTCCATGTCATCGGCATCGGCTACGGCCACGCGGGTTTCAAAATAGATGTTCTTGCTGGCTTCAGCCAGGAAGATTTCGTTACCCTGAATTGCGCCACCGGAATTATCCGTCGAGCCATCGCCCGTGGACTTGGCCCAACCGCCGACGTGATCAGCGAGGAGTGTCAAGGTTCCGCTGTTAAGGACCGACTTTGTCCAATCATCGGTGTCATCAATATCGACGCCCGTGAAGTCGTCGTTTTTGAAGATATAATCAGGGTTAAGTTGGATTGGAAGATTGGTAAACCACTTACCAAGTCTGCTGGAATCACTGCCGCTGCCACTGTACATGACAGGACCGGAGAACCGGGTTGTACCCATGGTACACCTCCTTACAAAGGGTTTGCCCTAGAGTCTTGTAAGCGTCTGCTGGGCCAGTCGCTAGGGCTATGTAGTCCCAGGGAAGAGCGGGAGGAAGTTTCCTTCCTCCCGGTAGCTTTTGATAGAGGTTACGCTCCAGGCGAACCGAACACGCAACGTGGGTCCGAATACCCGTAACTATAACGCTCACGGGCCTTAAACCTCACATTTCCGGTGTCGAAGTCGCCTTCCATCTTCGTGGACATTGGCATCCGTTCAAAATGGATAAAGCCGCGGGGAGCATCGGTCCTGATGAACCAAGCATCCGTGTCCGTCAGATAGTGATTAACGACAGCGCCTTGCGGGAGCATTCCCATGTTCCGCGTGGCGTTGATGTCGTTGTCCGCAGTGCCTGGACGAAGACTGGATTCCAGAAGACGATCCGCCACGAACTGCAACGCCGGCGGAATAATCATCTTCATGCCCCGAACCGAAACCTTCAGGCCACGCTCATCGACAAAAGCCGCGATGTCGATGAGAGCATTCTCAAGGCTTGTCTCGTTAAGGTCTGCTGCTGTGCTCGGCTCGTTGCGAAGATCGTTGTTGTTCACAAGAGGGTGATCCGTAGCACAAAGTTCCTTGCCATCGCCGCCCGTAAAGGAACTATCGAAAGCATTATTCAACGTAGCAGCACCCTTCACCTGTTTGGTGTTGGCCATGCTACGTGCCAAAGCTTTCGTATAGCGGGAAGCTAAACGGTCATAGAGATTATCCTCGATTGCTTCTTCCGTGATGGAAAAGGCAAGCGCGATAGTCTCATGCGTATATCGAGCGGTATACGCTTCCTGTGCATCGTCAAACGAAATAGCCGTTCCTTCAGCTTTCACGGGCGCGCTTCCGAACCCTGACAGCATCACTTCCTCCTCAAACGCACGTTCTGAGGACTCAGTATCATAGATTTGGGCTGCTTCGTCGTCGTACCTGGCGTATTCAAGACCGAAAAGGGCATTGAGGCCAGGCTCTAGCTCTTTCGCTAATTGAGCTCTGCTAATAGCCATATCTCAAGCCTCCTATACGCCGGTCATTGCAGGAGTACCAACCACAATACCGCCTTCTGGGGAATTGAAGTTAGTGGTAAACCTGACAATGGCACCGATACCAGCTGCCGAAAAATCAGCATTTTCCGGATCGTCAACCCAACCCATGATCCTCACCGAGAGACCAGCGGTTGCGGCAATCGTGCTGATTGCCAAACGACACAGGGAAACACCCGTGGCATCAGTACCCGTTGTAGCCGTGGAAAAGTCTGCATTTGCGAAAACAGCCGCTCGGGCAGTAGCTTTACTGGTCCAAGTAGCGTCCGTCGCAATTACAAACAATTGACCGGGATCGTCAGCAACAAACGCCTTAACGGGATGATTGCTGTCGGCCCCAGAACCAGGCCAATAGTTTTTCCAGACAGTCTTGCCTGTGGTGGAATCTACATACTCACAGCCTTGGAAAGCACCCAGCATCGCAACAGTGCCACCATCAGTCGCTCCTACAATATCAATATACCCCGTGGAAAGGGGTATAATAGGAGAACCGTGATAGATCTTGTTGGTATTGCCGTTTGCAATCTCATACATCGAGTAGGCAGACACCCCCGTGGAATTAGCCCCTGACCCCAACTTACTTAGGGGACGAAGGCCAAAACTTCCATTTGAGTTAGCCATCTACATCTCCTAGTCCCCTTCTTTTTGGGGACCTCCAAAAGTTACACGAGATTGCCGATCAGGTTTGCTAATCGGCATCGCCGGATGTTGCTCACGCGCAAGGTCGTTATCAACAGCCGTCATTTGATCTTGAGTCATGCCACGATAGTACTCGTTGCGTTCCTCAACGATCTCAATGGGAACTCTTGCAAGCAGAAGGCCACCTACACCTATGACACCGGCATGTTTGCCGTCATCAACGGTCGGAATATCGAAATCAGGGAATTCCTCACCGCGTACCAGTTCCCATCCCTCGCGGGAGCGAGCAGAGATGTTCTTGCGGTCGTCAATACCCATGTATTCGGCCCGAATCCATCGATGTCTATATCCTTCGGGAGGAGGTGGTGCGTCCAACACGGACGGGGGCTTCCAAGGTTCTCGGCGTGCTTCCTTTGCACGGGTTTCATTAGCTCTCGGCGTTCTCGTAGACTTCTGGTGAGTTGTGGTCTCAATAGTCATGGTTAGTCCCTCACATATTTTGCATATTCTTCAAGTGGCACATTAAGCCTCTTCGCAATAGCAACCTGTGAAGGTGTTAACCGCACAGTTTTCCGTCCACTTCTGTTGCGGGATGCGGAAGATTCGGCTGACGCAACCTTTCTTCCCCCGTTTGACCTAGTCTTAGAATCGAATTTATTGGGAAATTCGGTCCTCATTCTCTTATCAAGCTCAGAATAGTATTCATCAGATGCAGGGTCAAGGCCCTCATCTTCAATAAGACCGCGGTGAATACCAAAGGCCCCGTATGTCATTACCTCGTCCTGACCAAACCAGTCATTTCGAGAGGCCCAGGCTTCTGCCTTGGGATCAGGAGCCGCTTGTTGAGGTGGCGGGGCCGGTTCCGGCGCGGCTGGCTGCTGTGGTGCGGCCTGTTGCCGTGGCGGGGCCGCTCTCGCAGCATCAAGATGGGTTTTCTGCACACTGAGTTTGGCCAACGCTTCCTGTGCGTCCACCAATCTGTCTATATCACCCGTTTCATGGGCTTCTTTAAGAATTCTCTTTGCTGTCTCGAGTTCGCTGGAAACCCGTCCATCGAATTGTTCCTGAAAACCCTGATCCAAGGCGCCAATCCGGTTCTTCAGTGCCTCGTTTTCCTTATTGACGTTTTCCGCATACTGGATGGCGCTCTGTTTCTGGCGCTCTTCCTCGCGGAATCGTTTCGTCAGATTGCTAATACGGTTCTGAACACTTGTACTGTAATCCTCGAGTTCGTCATCGGGTTCGGAAGACGCCTCAACCTCGGGGGCGGGCTCAGATGCAGGTGCAAGGCTCTCTTCTTCAGATGGTTCGGGCGGAAGTTTCACACTAACGGCTTTTTCTTCCAGATCTCCAACGTCAATCGGGGTTTCTTGGGGCATGGTCTCTCTCCATGGTTTACTTCTAGATGTGTTTTATGTCATCCGGGTCCAGAATGGTCGCGATGACCTCATCGTCATTGATGATACGGACTTCGCCGCCATCAATCTTGAACCGGGCGCCGGCATACCGGCCTATACACACCCAGTCGCCTTCTTTGCACCAGGCAGCAACAAAACCGGGTGATGGCATATCACCCCATAAGTCGTCGTCGCCAAATCTTGAGCTATCCTTGTAGGCCAAGGGACCTACCTTTAAAACATAAGCAACTACCGTTGCCAGAGCTTCCCGGTCACGAACCGCATCAGGGATATGAATGCCCCCCTCAGTCGTTGCCTTTCCCATGTAGGGCATAACAAGAAGGCGCCAGCCAGTGGGCTGCGGAAGTCTCTCGCTAAGTTTCTTCTCAAGAAGAGCGGGGTCCAGAACCTTCTCTTCCTTGTCTACATAGGCATCAGCAGCAACAGCGTTTTTATGGGCCGCTGCTACATGATCAGGTACAAAAAGAGTTTTAGTCATTCTTCCTCCGAAGATTGCAGGATATCCCTGATTTCCTGTTCACAAAATTCAAGTCCCTTGAGTTCGCCAACGAGTTGCTTGTAGTCCTCCAGATTCCTCGGTCCCCCTTGAAGAATCGCATTCTGAGTAAGCTCGATACGCGACTGTATGGCTTTCAGAATAGAGTAAGCAAAGGTGGTCGGATCCGACATTCCTAGAAAGTGCCCGCAAATCCTTTACCTTTGACGGCGCCGCCTGTGGAATACTTGATGGCCCCGCGTTTCTTGAACTTCATGCCGCCATGCATGTAGCCCAGTTCATCACGCGTTACGCCGCCCATGTTCATTCCATCAGGAATACCAAACACCTTACGGGCCGTCTCATTTTGTTCGGACGTTGCCCGATCCAGAATCTTGTCGGCTCTTTCTCTATCATCCTTGTCACCTGGCGTTCCCGTGGGTGGCGTTAAACGAATTCCCATAGCCTCATTTACAGAAGCCTGAGACACAGGGTCCTCTTGAGCGGTCCCTCCCCCCGCGAAACGCGTAGCAGTAACCGCTTCCTCAATACCCTCTTCGGTGTACGGGTATCTCTTTCCATTCACGATAGGCATTAGAATATCCTCGTCTTTCTGGCGATACCGCCATCGTTGCGATGCAAGTATTCTCCTTCTGCGTCTCGATCAGCAGATGTTGAACGTATAATACCACCCATTTTAACTTCTCTTTCTGTTCGTTCCCAACCTCCATACGTTTTCTTGTATTTAGGCCCTTTGTGCCATTCAAACCCGGGTGGTGGTATTAACTTTTTAAAATCTTCTTCTGTAATTCCAGCATTGGGATGTTTCTTACTAAACTGTTTCCAAGTCGTATCAGGTTTAATATCTCTTAGATACCTACGATCAGCCATCAGATACAGCTTTTGATTCAGCCATCAGAAAGTCCCCTTTCCATCATTGTCATTGAAGTAACGACCGCGGACCTGTGACTCGGTGCCCTGAATCAGCTTCTCGGTGCCACGATCAAGCTTCTTGCGACCCCACTCCACGGGAACATCCTCGGAGCCCTTGGTCACGTTGTACACGCTGATGGCAACCACATGACCACCTTCCTTGAAACCACCAGCTTGCGCTCTGCTAATAGCCATACGTTCCCGATCAGCACGGGCACGATCAGCATCAGAAATTCTTCTGCCACCACCAGCAGCACGGGCACGATATCCACTGTCTATTTGTTCCCACTGGTCAGCATCAGAAATTCTTCTGTCCGCTTCGCCAAATATTCTCCGCAACATACGTTCCCGATCAGCATCAGAAATTGTTTTGTCGCTTCGTATTCGCTTTACACGTTCCCGATCAGCATCAGAAATCGTTCTAGCCGACTCGTTCATCTTCTTCGCCTTGGCCATGAGACCACCTGCTTCCTTCCTGGGAATATCCATCTGTTTGGACATCTGACCGATCATACTTTTCCTAGCCATACTGTTTCACGTGAAACATCACGCCCTCTTCCTCGTACTGTGCTTCTTGGCAAGATACGCCTTGTATGACTTCTTGGCCTTATCAAGGCTCTTAAACACATGCCCCCCAAAAGTCCAGCCGCCTTTGACTTTACGGATGGGCATTAGAATAACTTAGCATAGCTTGACCACGGATTCGTCTTCGCGGCCTTCCTGAATTTAGTCTTCGCCTTGAGCCTCGGCATTTTCCCCGTTTTACTCGTCCCCGGAAGCTGTCCCATGTGTACTGGTGGGGTCCGCAGCCCCTTGGCCCTTGTCTTTCTAGGGGTCACCACTTGAGTGGTCGCGGTCTTACCCCTCATGGCTACTCTCCTCTTCCGGCAGTACCCTGATTAATGCGCTCGCGATTGACCTCGGCGCGTAGCAACGCGATGTCTTCCTGGGAATCAATCTTCTCCCGGGTGATGTCCTGGCGTTCGTCTTCACGTTGAGTCTCAAAGGCAAGACGCTCGGAGAACTCGTCGGCCTTACGCATCATATCCATGGCCTTGATGTCCAGTTCCTTGGAGCGAAGTTCGACCAGCGGATCAACCTCGCCTTCGGCTGGCGGCATCAGAGCGGCCATGACCTCTTCTGTATACTGGGCGATCAATTCAGCAACGCGGGCCTCTATATCCACTTGAGGCGGTTGCTGTCCCGTACGCATGGCCTGCTCCATCGCCATCCTCATTTCGGCATCAGCAACGCCACGTGCCTTGAAGGCCACATGCTCGCAAAGATGCGCCTGCAAAAGTGCAAAAATGGGCGGTGTCGAGGCGGGAATCGGCGTTTTCATGAAGATGATGTGCGCCGTCATGTGGGCATCATGATCCTGTGTCGGAAACGCCTGCAAGGTCTCCTGAATGATGGATTTGGCGTTTTCGATGGCCGGATCGGTCGGTTGCGGCGGCGTTGGCGCCGGCAAAATAGCCTCGATGTTATGGACCCCTATGGCCTCGTAAATCCTGCGATACGCCTCGTAGAGATTGTGCATCTGGGGATTCGTCTGCGCCAGCTGCAACTGGGTCTGCGCCAGAGCAAGCCGTTGCGACATGGAGTAAATA